TGAATACCCGCGCCACGCTGAACGCGATGCTGGCCGCTATCGGCCCGCGCTTCCAACTGAACATCATGTCGGCCCCCGTGCCCGGCGGCACGCTGCCGGAGGCCGTCGTAACAGCCCCCGCCGCGCCATGACCTTGCATTGCATAATCCAGGCATTCCTGCTGTTCGCCAATGCGGTATTTGCCGTGGCGCGTGGTATTGATTATCTGAAAAAGTAACCTATGGCCGCATCCCTCGACACGGCGCCGCCGGCGCGACATTTTTCCGATGATCCGACGTGGATCACCGTCTCCACCGACGCCACCATCGCCGCGGCTGCCGCGATCGCGCTCACCATCACCGGAACAGGGCCCTCCGACACCGAAACAATCCGCATACAATGGGGCGGCAACGACCTCACTTTTACGGCCTCCGCCACCGATGCCGCCGGCGCCCTCGATCTGCCGCTGATCGGCTCCGATACGCTGAGCGACTATGCCGACAAGGTGGCCGAACGCTTCGCTCAGAACGAGGTGCTGCACGCTTATTTCCGCATCAGCCGCGGCACGAGCGGCAGCGACCAGACCGTGACGCTCACACAGCGCACGCTGGAAGTGGTGGATATTACAGTTACGAATGCCCTCACCAACGTAAGCGAGTCGGTTACCGACGTGACGGCCGTTACAGCGTCCGAAGGACTGCGCGCACTGGTGGAAGTGTGGCGCGATACCGGATCGCTGGACACCGACGAAAAACTGCTGTCGCTCCACAGCCCTTACGACCTGGCTTCGGCAGCCACGGACATCGACATACACGCGGCCTTCGCGTCGCTAATGCCGCACCTCCCCGGCACAAGCAGTATCAACCCCGCTATTTTTACGTCGCTGCTCTCCGGAGAGGCGACACGATGCTGGATGAAATACTACCTTCGTCTGGCCGACAAAAGCGGCTACCCGGCCATCGCGCAAGCGCTGCTGCGCAGCGACGACAGTTACATCGCCATGCTCGGCAGCATAGCCGCCGACAGCGCGCACAGCGCATCCGCAGCGCTCCGGCACAATTACGTGCGCCGCGATGGGGGCACATTCTGGAAGCCGACCGACCTTATCATGCCCGACTGGATATATTGGGTCTGTCCGTCGGGCGTTACCGAAATCTACATTCACGTTACCATCACCTGGAGCGACGGCACGCAAAGCACGTTCGACCCCTTCGACACCGATGCCACTGCCGTAAGCGAAGGAAATATGTACTGGATCGGCTGCGGATTCCGCCAGTTGAAACTCCATACGGTCACGCCTTCGGGCGGCACGGATGCCGATGCCTACATCGTTCGATACACGGCAGCCATTGCTCGCGTGGACGGCTACCCGCTTATCGGCACGCACAGCGTCAATTACCAGGTGATGTACGACGCCAATTTCTCGCCGCTTTACCTGCTTTTCAGCAACGGCTGCGCAGGGTGCGAGGTCGTTCTGTTGCGCGGCAAAACGGCGTGGAAATACAAAACCGCCTCCGAAGAATTCCAGCGCCCGCGCACGCCCGACTGGACGGCGGAAGATGGCGAATTTGATACCTACGGTGCCGCCGGCCGGCAGGCGTGGGAAAGCAACACCGGATGGTTCGATGATCCGGCCTATGTGGAGCACCTGCGGCAACTGCCGCTCGCTGCCGGCGCATGGCTCATCGATGTATCCGGCAAAAAATTCCGCCGGGTGATCGTCGAACCTGGCGAAATGCTCACCCGGCAGGAAGACGAAACCATTTATTCGCTGCCGGTGACGATCCGGGCGGCGTGGCAAGAGTTGGATTCAAACCTGTAGCAGCCTATGTGGAAAATACAATTACCCGGCGGCGAATTCCTGGACAGCGTGCCTGCGCTGACGTTCGAACTGAACAACCAGGTATTCAGCAATTCCGATTCTTCGGTTTTGCCAGGTTCGTTTTCTTTTCCCGTCGATCTGCCGCTCAACCCGACCAACCGCCGGCTGCTGAATTTTCCCGATCTGGTCACCAATTCGCGCAATTTCCAGACCTACGCCGGCTGCTGGGTATATGCCGAGGGCATCCCGATGTTTTACGGCACGCTCACGATCCGCAGCGCCACCGACCGCAAGTGTAGTGTAAACATCGTCGCCAACCCGCTCAGCGCGCTCAAAACCGTACCGCTGCGCGATCTTTCGCTCGGAGGCGACCGAACTTTCGCCGATGCCGCCGCAGTGCTCGCACACGCAAAACTGACGGCCCAGAATCCGCTGGATTACGACTACGTTTTCTTCCCGGTTTTTAACGACAAATATCTCGACACGCCGACATCGGACTCTCGCTGCGTAATGCAAAACCACTGGAGCGCGGCGTCGTCTGTGTTTCAGGTTGCGCAGGACTACCCCGCGCTTATGCCTTTCGTTCGGGCTGAGTACCTGGTAGGCCGCATTTTTGCGGACATCGAATTCGCATTTTCCGACCGTTTCCACCTCACGGACGAGGCCCGGCAAATATGCCTGTACAACAACCGTTCGCTCTGGACGAGCGCCGGGCTGGAGACGGTCATCAACCTAAAAAACCACCTCAGCAAAACGGCATCTACGGACTGGCTCAGGGCTTATATAGGCGACTTCAACCTCGGCTTATTTACCAACGTCTTCAGCAAAACGATCTCGCTCGTGCCGCTTGTCGACCTGATCTCGGCCACGCCTCGGCACAACTGGACGGAGTTTCAGGCCGGCGCGCCGACGATCTCGTCAGCGCCCACGGCGCCGGAGGCTTTCATGTTCAAGGACTACGACGAGACCCAGCAATATTCCACCCGCATGGGGCTGCCGGCGCCGGCGGATGTGCTTGCCACCTTCGATACTATCCAGGACTTGCTCGACGACCCGACGTATGGCTTTATTTCCGGCATCTACTATATCACAGGCCGCGAAGCCTACTATGCACTGAATACGGACTACTCGTACCCCGAAAACATCCGCCGCTGGTACGACGAACTGGGGCCCGCGCCCGTGCGCGATGCAAAAGAGGTATTCGAGTGCGGACTGCCTCCCTTGCACGATTACTGGTATGCTTCCGACTTCCTTACCGGTTCGCCGGCATCCGGCCCCAACGGGGTGATGCCTTTCTGCCGGATACCCGGCAGCGTAAACTACACGCCGACGGGCGAAACCGACCCGGTAAAACAGGAAAATGATACGCCCGACCGCCTGATGATCTACCGCGGGTATGTGCCCGACATCGCGGCGCACGATTATCCGCAGGCTTGCCTGACCACTTATGACAATGACGGCGGCGACATTGGCACCTTCAGCATGCGGCTCCAGGGCGACCGCGGGCTGTACAATACCTGGTGGAGACCCTGGCACCAGATGCTTGTCAACGGCAAGCACATAACCCAGTCTTTTGTCATGCCCGTTACCGAACTCATGCAGTTTTCATTCGAATCAAAAGTCCGGGTGCAGAACATGGATTTTTTTGTAAAAAAACTGAGCGTTCAAAAACTTGTCGGCCGCGGCCTGGCGCTGGTGGAAGCCAGCATGGTCAGCACCGTGTAACGCCAACCTCCGGTTGGCCGCATAAACATTAAAAAGCATGAAACAGGCATTTTCCTTTCTTCTTCTTCTCCTCGCGATCTCCTGCGGCGATCAAAGTACGCTTCCACTGCCTTCTATCGAAGGCCGCTGGCGGCAACTAATCCCCGAAAATCCGCCGCGCACATACGAATTCAGAAACGGCGTCGTGACGCAAAGCACGCTGGTCGGTTCGCAGGTAGTAGCGTGGCTGCAATTCGTCTACTCGGAGCAAGGCGATACCATCCGCATCGGCGGCGACCCGAACAACCTTCCGCGCACATGGATTGTGCGCTACATCGGCGACTGCGCTATGGAGGCCAACCAACTGCCGCAGAGCACGCCGGGGCTGGGCCAGCATTTTATTTTCGAGCGACTGTAAAAAATGCTTTTTATTTCAAAATTCTTTGAAATAAAAAGCAGCGGCACGATTTTCGAGGTAACGGTATGTTCCACACGCTGTTCCACATGCTATGCTAATCGTTACCATCCCCTGTCACCCCATGAGCCGCGCCATATTGCTGTCGGAATACGGCGCCGAGCCGGTGGTGCTCGAAACCCACGATTTTCACTTCGAGGTGCTTAGCACCCGTATAACCCCCGATGCGCTCCGGAGCAAACCGGAACTTTCCCAAACGATCGAACTCTCCGTAAACGACCGGCTTGCCGCTCACCTGGCCATACACGGCCAGGTGGCCGGCTCCCGGCTCTTCAAATTCCACAAACAGCTGCTGTGCCGATATGCCGACGCACAGGTGCGCATAAAGGGCAAGGGCCACGCCCGCCCCAGCATACAGGAATTCCTTAACCTGTACGGCATCGACGAAGACGCCTACGGACTGGAGACGGCATATAAACTTTACCAGCGATTCGGCTGGGAAATCCGCAAAAAAAACCCGGATTTTCTCGGACGGATGCGGCGCAAGCCGGGAGCGGTTTTGTCCGAAAAAAGAGCAGGACAGAAAGCGCCGGCTCCGGATGCCGATGTGATCGCGGAACTGGCTGTAGCCAGATTCATGTGCGCTGTTCGCGCGCGCATGAAAAGGTATCACAGGAGGCTCGAGAAGCAGGCCCGCGCCTATATCTACGTGGAGACCTGCGGGCATACGATCCGAAGCGCTGCCGAACTTTTGGAAATGCCGCCCAGCACCGTGCACCACTGCTGCACGGCCATGCGGCAACGAATTGGCCGGAATAAAACGTTTTCGGCTCTTCTCGCCGACGCGCTCGCCCTACCTGCCGCCACGTAGCGCGCCCATTTTTGTGGCGTGGCTCTGGAACTCAACGCAATCGAAAGATCGTGCCTGCGTACCAGCGGCGGTATAAAACAGATCGTTCTCATCGACCCCGACGATCTGAATACGCAGCCCGACTGGTATGTCGCTCCCTCTATCGCCGACCTGGATTTCGCATCCGGGAAGGCCGCCTATGCTTTTCAACACCAGCGATTCACGGCCACACTCACCGACGAAACACCCATAGACGCCCAGGCCGGCGATTACTTCACGTACCGGCTTACGGCGTTCATTCGCGTTATACGCGCGGAGGTGGAACTGCTGCGGGCCAAGCTCCTGAATCGCCGGACCCACGTTATCGCCACATATATGGACGGCTCGCAGCGCTTCCTCCCCAACATGCGCCTTACAGGAAAAGGCGACAGCGGCGCCCGGTACGGGAAGGACTCGCCCGGCGTGCAATTCACGGGGGCGCTGCGCCTGAACAGACCGGCGCCATTTGTCGCCGCCGACATCGACGTAATCGGAGGCCCCTACGTGCCTCCGGATACGGGCGCCACCGGCGCGGTAACTACCATCGAAATCATAACATCCGACAGCGCCTATTCCTATACGATCCCTGCCGGCAAATGGCTCGTAGGATGGGAAGTCAAAGGCGACACCGACCAGATCGTCAACCTCGGCACCACCGCCGGCGGTTCGGATTTGGGTTCTTCTTTCGACCTCTCCGCCGGCTCGACGTGGGTGGGCCAGGGGAATATGCTGCCGACGTTCACCTCGCAGACGATCTATTTTTCCGGGCTGGAAGGGACAAACAACATCAACCTATGGCTAATCGGATAAAAATATCACTGCTGCTGTCTGTTCTGCTTCCCCTGTTTGCCGTCGCGCAAACTACATCGGACGTGAAGGACATACAGCAGGCGAAGCAGAAACTTATTATCGGCACCGATGCGACGAAATACCTCAGCAGCCTTGTACAAACAATTTCCGTCGCCGCGACGCACAACCAGTCGCCCACAGCAAAAGCCGTGTACGACTACATAAACGGCCTCGGCCTGCTTTCCGCCGTGGAGGTGACCGCCCGGCTTTCCGGCGCCGGCACCGGCGGCAGCCCGCTCGACATCGCCCAGCAGGGCGCCACCACGGGGCAGGTGCTGCGCTGGAGCGGCACGGCGTGGGTGCCCAACGGCACCAACCTGTACGACATCGTTACGACCAGCCAGGCAGTGGCGGTTCAATACAACCAGGTGTGGGTGAACACGCTGTCGGCGAGCATCACCCTGAACCTGCCCGCCTGCAACGCCGCAAACGACGGCGTCAAGATCGAGATCGCGAAGGCTGGAAGCGACGCCTACGAGGTGGTCATCGAGCCGGCAGGATCGGAGCAGTTCAGCGACGGCAGCACATCCAAAAGCATTTTTTCACAAGCAACCGGAATTTCCTGCACCTGCCGATGGACCGGCAGCGCAGGTGTCTGGCTCTACACCAATATGTAATAATGAAAAAGTTTCTGACCCTTATCCTCGCCGTGTTCGCGGCGATCGCCACGATCTCGGCCCAGGTGCCGAGCATCACCTCATCTTCCAAAATAAAATTCCAGGAAGGCAACAACACCTGGCTCGCCACGGTATCGGCGCTGCAGGCCGTCATCACCGCCGGCTCCGGCACTGTCACCTCTGTCGACGTATCGGGCGGCAGCACGGGCCTGAGCACATCAGGCGGCCCGGTAACCACTTCCGGCACCATCACGCTGGCGGGCACGCTCGTAGCCGCCAATGGCGGTACCGGCCAATCCTCCTACACAGTAGGCGACATTCTTTATGCCTCCACCACATCGGCCCTCTCGAAACTGGCTGGCGTGGCGACCGGTAATGCGCTAATCTCCGGCGGCGTGGGTACCGCGCCTTCGTGGGGTAAAATCGGCCTTACGACGCACGTATCCGGCACCCTCGCCGTGGCCAATGGCGGCACCAACCTGACCTCTGTCGGCGGCAACGGCACGATACTGGGCAGCGACGGCAGCGCCAACCTGTACCTGTCGCCGACCATTACCACAGCGGCAGCCGCCATCGCCTTCGCCCGCAATGGCAGCAACCTCGAACTCAACCTGCCCAACGCCGATGCCTCCAACCGTGGCACGGTGAGTACCAGCACGCAGACCTTCGCCGGCGCGAAGACTTTTTCCGCGCTGCTTACCGGATCGGCGGGCATCACATCGACGGCTACTTCCACCGCCGCAGGGCTGTATTCGAACGGCGTAACCGGCACCAACTTCACTGCAATCACTTCGACGACCACGCTCGACGAAACGTACAGTTTTGTCGAGATCGGCACGCTTTCGGGCGCCGCGACCATCAACCTGCCCGCCTGCAACGCGACCCGGAACGGATGGGAATACACTTTTCTCAAGACCGGAACGGACACCTACGGCGCCACCATCGACCCGAACGGCTCGGAAACTTTCACAGACTCGGCGACTACGAAAACCATGTACAGCCAGGGGAACGGCGCCGTGTGCAAGTGCAAATGGAACGGGTCGTCCGGATCGTGGTACTTCATTCCCAACCTTTAATTCGCGGCCATGCGCAACAGACTGATTCTATCCATGCTGCTGTGCGCGATGGGCGCGGCAGCGCAGATACCGTCGATCACCACCAATTCGAAACTGCGGTTCACCGAGGGAAACACCATTTTCGACCGCACGGTGGGAGACATTTTTTCCACGATCGACGTCGACCTCGTTTCCGGTATCACCGGCACGCTCCCTGTGGGCAATGGTGGCACGGGCGCTACATCCTTCACGGCCAATCGCGTGCTGCTCGGCAACGGCAGCAGCGCGATCACCACGAGCGGAAACCTCACGTTCGCGAGCAACCTGCTCACCATCGGAGGTTTCTCCATGTCCGCAGGCCTGGCGATGAACGGAGCGCTCACCATTTCGCCGGGCGGTGTCAGCATTTCCAGCAACAGCAACCTGATGGCCGTCACGTTTTCGCCGACCATGACGGCGAACAGCCTCACAGTGAACGGGCTGAATCTTGCCTACACACCCGCGAACAACGGCACCCGGACAGGGCAGAATTACGCCTCCGGTAAGTTCACCTCCACTACATCGTCCACCACCTCCGCGGATGTTTCGGAGGCGCTGAACCTGAGCAATACCAACTCCTCGCCCAACATCAGCCAGATGTATATTTTCCGCGGAACGCTTACGGAAAACGCCACCAGCGGCACGCTCACCACGCGCACAGGGTCGCGCATGGACATTAATAAGGGTAGTAATGCGCTGGACAGCGGCACCGGCACCGGCATACAGGCCACCGTGCAGGACAATACCGCCACCGGACGCTGGAATCTCGGATTCGGCATCGTGGCCAACGTGATTAATGCCATCACCTCGCGCGGCATCAACTCCACCATAACGACCAGCAAGGGCACCGGCAACACACAATACGGCATCGACATCGCCAACAATGTGTCTGGATCGGGCGTAGTGGTCGACAACGCCTATGGCATTAAGCTGTCTTCGACGGCATCCAGCAGTGGCATAATTAACAATTATTACGGCCTGTACCAGTCCTCAATCCCCTCCGGGGCCACGAGCACCTATTTTCTCTACAACGGGCAGTCCGGCGCGCACAGTTATTCCGCCGGCGGGCTTTCGCTCGGCGTGAACAGCACAGGCGCCAGGGCTACCATACGCGGCGCCGGCGCCACGTCGGGCACAACCGGCCTGCTGGTGGAAAACTCCTCCGGCACCGATGCGCTGGTAGTTCGTGACGACGGGGCCAGTTCTTTCGGCGGATCGCCGGCATCGAGCGTGCGCCTCACCTGCGAGGCCACGTCTGCCGACAGCACAACGTATGCGCTCGATGCCAAGCGAAGCAGCACCAGCGTGCTGAAGGTGCGCTCAGACGGGCGCGTGAGCGTGAACAACGCCGCATTCCAGGACGCGCTCACCGTGAACGGCAAGGTGCGCGCCGACGGGCTGGTGCTCACCAACCAGACCGCCGTGACGAGCAGCGGCCAACTGATCTACAATAACGGCTCCGGAGGCACGTACTCGGGCTATCTCACCCTTGGCGACGGTAGCCGGCAGCAGGCCATCCTGCCGGCCATGATCCAGCGGCAGGTCATCGACTACAACGTATCCTGGACGACAGGCCGCACAAAGGCTTTCTGGACAGTGCCGGCGCGATTCAACGGCTGGAAAATAGGGAAGGCTTACATAGAAGTGTCGTCGATCGGGAGCGGCGCCGGCGACGACGAGGTGGCCGTGGAGATCGGCGGCGTGGCCGCGCATTCGCAGATCATCACGAGCGGCACGCATACGCTGGTGATGGACGAAGCCATTGCTACGGACGACATTGTGACCTTCAACGTGACACAAATTTCAGCAACACCGGCGAAGGGGCTCAATATCAGCCTCGAGCTCATAAAAAATTAAAACGCATGAAATACGCAAAGGGAACGCCCCTCTATTACATCCCCCTGGATCACATGCCTTGCATGGTCGTGCATGTTACGCCGTTCTATGAAAACGACGACCCGCACGCTTTCTACACCGTTGAACTGCCCAACAGCGATCTGCGCAACGTGCCGGTAGCGCTGGCAGACCAATACCTTGCGGAAGAGGAGCCGAAGAAAAGGCCCGAACTCCAGCAGGTGGTGCGAAAGCCTGGCATCCTGCAGCGAATTTTCGGCGCGGGAAAGACCGGCGCAAAGACGGCTGGAATATTCGCACTGGCATTCCTGTGCAGTGTATCTGCATTTTCGCAATCCGGTGAGCCGGTCAGCGATACGTCGTATGTGACGAAACAGGGCAACCTGTTCTACGAGACAAAAATGTCGGTATATCAGGATGGCAGCGAGATTACGACCAAGACGCTGATCGGAGACACGACTGCGCTGGTGCAGGCCGCGAAAGACAGACTCACGTCGCGCGCGACCAGCATGGCCGTAGATGTTCGGTATGTATCTACCTTCAGAAAGCAATTCAGCGAACTGCTGCGCGAGAGCGACGTGGTGCTGGCGCTTACGGGCATCGACCCGCAGAAGGCGGTGCAGAACGAAAACGCCGCGCCGTTCCTCCAGGACGGATGGAAGATCAAGCGCGACGGCGCGACGAGCGATATAGCCTTTACCGTGAACGGCCAGGGCGCGTTACGGTATTCCATCAACGCCGGCGCTACGAAGGCCGCCCTGCTGATCGGTAGCGCACTTCGACTAAAAAATTACCCGAGCAACGGCACGGATACCGACCTGTTCGTGCTGCCCGGCGGCGTCTGGGTGGATGCGACACGCAGCACTGTGCTGCGACCTCACGGCAATAACAGCCCGGTGAACCGGGCAGCAACGCCGGCGCCGGCGCCAACCAAGACTACGAAGAAGGGGTGACGCTCTTTCCGGGCCCGTCCTTACAGAAAAACCTTTTAGGCCCGACCTTTGTGGCCACTCAACACACGCTATCCTTTAACAATTTTCAAGCGAATGAAACATTTGTTTTTCCTCATTGCCCTCCTGCTTTTCGCGTTCGGCGCGAAAGCGCAGCGTGTCTTCGACATCCAGTCGTCCAGCACCGACACGCTGAAAAACCAGACGACCAAAACCTACGCCACCAACACCAGCGGATACGGAACTGGCCCGGCAATCATAGACGTGCCGTATTACTACAGCGTCTATTGCGCCGCGGACTCGCTTTCCGGCTCCAATGCTGGCACGGCAAAGTTGCAGGTGTGCAACGATCATACCGGCACGGACTGGTACACCCTCCAGACGCTTACCATCGACGGCACTTCCCGATCGCAGGCATTGTGGGAAGGTATCCTGTACGCCCGCCGGGTTCGTATTTACTTCGATATGCCCAGCGGAACCAGACAGGTGCGCCCGGTTGTGCACGCCATTTTCAAGCGCGTGTACTGATCCCGATCTACCCCGGCAAAAACAGCCCTGCCTGTTCATTCAGGCGGGGCTGTTTCATGTCCTATGCTGCCGCGAGCGTCGGGCGCAGTTTTGTGGCATGTTTGAACTCCACGGCATAAAAGAAAGGTGGTTTCGCAGCGCGCCTGTGCTGCCCGGCTTCGACTCCGCAAACATCGACGCGGACGCGGGCATTATGCGCGACGTGGTTATGGTACAGGAAGGCCCTGCAAAAGGGCACGGCGTGCACCTGGAAGAAGAGTTTATCGCCGGGCTGGTCGCTTACGACCAACAAAATTTTTCCGACACCGGGTTAAAAGCCCGTTTTGGCCACCCGTCGGCATCCAGCGAAACGATGGGAACGCAACTCGGCACATTTTCGAACTTTCGGAAACGCCGCGTAGACGGCAAGATGCAGGCCATCGCAGACCTTCGGCTGCTCGACAGCGCCGAACAAAGCCCCACTCACCCGGGAATGCGCTCCTGGGTGCTGCAAATGGCCGGCGAGCGGCCCGACTTCATCATGTCGAGTATTGTGTTCCGCGGCAGCGCCTATTATCAGCGCAAGGCAAACGGGCATAAACACTATGTAGAATTCGACGACTGGGGCGACCCCGTAAATTACAATCCCGATCTCGGCAATATTTACGTCGAATTCGACGCCGAAAATGGCGCCCGGCATTTTTACACCGACCTGGTGGAAAGCGGCGCCGCCACCGAAAGCCTTTTCTCCAACAAGGCGAATCCTGATTTCTTCGTCAGCCGCGCACACGAATGGCTGGACGACAACCCCGACATTTTCCAATTCGTCAAGAGCAACCCCGCGGCGGTGCAGGCTTTTCTGCACCGGCTCGGCATTTTCAATACACAACAACCGAAAAGAATGAGCAAGTTCTCTCTTACCGACTGGCTGTTCGGAAAGCAACAAGCCGACGCAGAACCTACTGCAGAAGACCTGACAGCGCTCAGGGCCGATCTTGAAGAGGCAAAAAAGGCAGTTACTGCCTTCAAACAAGAAAAACAAGACCTCGACAATCGCGTGGAGCAACTCACCGCGCAGGCCAGTGCGCTCCAGCAGGATGTAGAGCAGTATAAAAAACAGGTGGAAGGCCTTCAGGCTGATCTCGCGGCCAAAGTAGCCGAGATTGAAAACCTGAAAAACGAACCCGCCGCCCGGCATACCGGTGGCCACACTCCGCCGGCGGCTCCGACCGGAGATCGCGCATACCAGCGAAACCCCGTGTACCTCAAGGCCAAAGGGTTGAAAAACTGACGACCGAAACCCATCATCATAACACGCTAAAAAGAAAAAGAAAATGGCAACTTCCGCCACTCTCACCGACGTAGCCGCCTATCTCGACTACGTGCAGGACTACCGACCCGATCTCGTGATCCGGGCTTTTTACGGCCCTAAAACGACGCAATTCGCCACGGTACGCGAAGGCCTGAAAGGACGCGAAACGCTTACCCGCCTCAAAACCGTAAGCGGCAAGGCCGTAGCCTGGAAAAGCGATTTTTCCGCGGCCGCCGGCGCCGTCACCTTCCATCCGCGCCACCTCGATGTGGTAGCGATCAAGCGCGACCTCTCGTTTGTGCCGCAGGATTTCGAGGCCACCTACCTCGGCTTCGTTCGCAAACAGGGGCAGAACCCCGGAATGGACTTGCCCTTTGAGGGTTACATCCTCAACAGCATTCTTTCCGGCCACGCCGAAGAACTCGACTCCGCATTCTGGCAGGCCGTCAAAGCCGGCACCGTAACGCCCGGCACCACGCCGATGGATCAATGCTTCGATGGTTTCCTGCAGGTAATCGCCGATGAAATCAGCGGCGGCGGCATCGACGGCTCGCAGGTGGTTGTCACGCCCGGCGGCGCCATCTCTACCACCAACATCATCGAACTGCTCGAAAGCATGTGGATGGCGCTCGGCAACGGATACAAGGAAATGCCCGTGGACGTGTACCTCTCCTGGGAAAACTTCCAGCGCTACCAGCAGGGATACCGCGAGACGTATGGCTACAATTTCGGGAATACCCAAAATGCAAGGGTGAGCCTGGATTTCTCGCAAAACGCGCAACTGATCCCCATGCCCGGCATGGGCAGCAGCGACCGCATCATTATGACTCCGCGCGGAAATCTCAACGTCGGCTACGACGCGATCGACGACGACAAAATGTTCCAGTTCGAGCAGAACAAGCGGGCGATGGACTTCTGGATGGACTTCAAAGTGGGTGTGCAGATCGCACAGATCGACGAGGCGGGACTGATCGTAAACGACCTCACGTAGTAGCAGAAAATATCTTGAAAATGCCCGGGCGGAAGCGGAAACGCTGAGGCCCGGGCTCGCAAAAACACCATATCATGGCTAAAGAGAAAAAACCGGTGGTTGCCGATGCCGATGACCTTGCAACACTTCAGGCCAAGCACGAGGCTCTGCTCGAGGAGGTAGATACGCTCGCCCGGAACATGGCCAGGCTCGAAGCGGAAAATGCCGATCTGCGGGAAAAAGTGAAGGAACTGAGTGGAAGCGTTCGGAACTCCGCGCTCATCGATCCGCCCGCGCCGCCGCCGCCCGGCAAGCCTGTTGTGGAGATCGAGGGGCAAAAAATGCAATTCAAGATGGGGCGCTTCAAGTTGCCCGGCATCACGAAAATATTCGAGGCGGCCGAAGTCGCCCGCGACGAAGCAATGCTGACGGAAATTTTCACCAAATACCCCAACCTTTTCACGCCTGTAGCGGAATAGGCCCCCGCATTCCTTCGGAAACCCTCATTCATTCACGCTCAAATTTTCAAACCGTGCATAACTTACTCAACATGGCCTGCGTGTGCAACCTCGCCAAAATCGACCGCGAATGCGGACGAAATGCGCCCGGCCTGCAGACGCAGATATATCTGGCCTGCGTCGACGACATTACGTCCATCGGCGCCGCCACCAATCACGTCGTCAGCACCATCACGCCGGTAACCGACAAGGGATTCTACATCCTAAACATCCTGCGCAAAGACAACGACCTCAAAAGCGAGCAGCAGGAGGATGGCGGATACAACACCACCGTAAAGGGCTTCATTTCCAAACAGGCGTCGGCGAAAGCCACCATCCTGACGAATCTGGCGAGCGACGAAAATTACATCGCCATCGCCGTGGATCAGAACGGTCTGAAGCACATACTCGGTTCGGTCGCGCACCCGATCAAAGTAGCGAAAAATGCAGTAACCACACCGAAAAACGGTTACGAACTTACGCTCACGTGGGAAGGCCACGCCGACCTGCCGCTGCACTTCTCCGGCACCATACCGGAGCCGGCATAAACGAAACGATTGCTAACGTAACAATATCAGCAAATGGCAAAAGAAGCGCCCGTTACGGGCAATACCGAAGAAACGACCGCCATGCAACCCGTGCCCGTGCCCAGGCAGGAAAAGATCGCGCCTGCCCCGGGTACATACATCGGCCCGCAGCCTGCGCCGCTTATCAGCAACCTGCCGGGCGACGTGCAGCGTTACCGCGCGGATCAACTGCCTGAGAGGTACCGCGAGTTTGTTATCGCTACCATACCGGAGGCAAAATACTGGTGGGCGAAATGATGAGTTTTTTCTGTGTGGAATAATTGATTTTTGTTTGTCTCCCCGGCCGGCTCCGTCCGGGGAGTTTTTATAAATATGCTCCCGATGGAACAACAACTACCCAATGCGCTGGAGCGCATCGAAAACCCTATTTTAATCATTCTCCTGGTGGTTTTGCTGCTTGCCAGCGGCGCGCTGTGGTTCGCTTACCGGGCGCTGCAACAGCGCCTCATGGAAGCGCTGCTGCAGATGGTGGCAGCGGTGACCAACCTGAACGCCACACTCGCGGATATGAAGGAACGTTTGGAAGAAATAGAAAACAGATTAACTTCGCAGAAAAAATGATTGAAACATGAAAACGAAGTCGATCTTAAAAACCCTTGACGCCCAGGTGAAAAAACTGTTGAATCATCGCCGCAATGCGGGCGCACCTATTTCCCCGAAAACCCCCAAAAAGCATCAGCGCGCGACCATCCCCGATACCCGGCAGGGAAGAGTGGTGGTCGCCTCCTGACCTGCAACTTCAGGCGTTTTCTTCAGCCCCGCCGCGATTCGCGACGGGGCTTTTTCTTGCGTCCTACCCTGCGGGGTGCCACGCGGAGAACTTTGCGGTATTCTTCACCAAACACTCCGCAACATGGCAGACACCATAGCCGCCAAGCCCTGGTACAAATCGAAAATCGTACTCCTGTCCCTTTCCAGCCTGCTGGTTATCGGCAGCAACCTGCTGGGCAACTGGCTCACAGGCCAGGGCGTAACCCAGGAACAGATGGACGCGATCGCGGCCGTACAACCGGCAACCGCCGATGCTATCCACAAAGTACAGGATGGCTCCAACTGGCTCCAGGCGCTCGTCGGGATCAGCAGCGTGCTGGTACTCGTATTCCGCACCTGGTTCACGAGCACCAAAATCGGCGGATGATCCCGGTACGAATTTCGTACCCATCCGATACCCTGCGCTGGTGGCAACGCCTACGGCGCAGGGATTTCGTATTGCAGGTGCCGGAGCGTTGGGATGAAGCAGGCTCGCTGCGCCGGCGGCAGCGCTGGTGGCGGTGGATAATAGCGCTGCCCCGGCCAGCGGCACAGCGGGCCATGCTTCGCGATCTGTTGCGCCATTTACCGCGATCGATTCTCGGGCAGCTGCCGCCGCTGGACTTTGCGGCGCTGGCCAGCCTGCTCGACTGGACGCAGGCCGAAATGCAGTGCGACCAGGTGCCGGTGCCGCATTGCACAGTCGGCGGACGTATGTACCACATGCCGACTGCAAAGGGCGCGAACGTCACCTGCCTCGAATACGCGATCGCGGACGACTACTACAGCCAGTTTGTGCAAGGCGACCCGACGGCACTTCTGCACCTGGTGGCCACCATCTGGCGCGAGCAGCACGCGGATAGTGCCGATGCGCTGCGGCGAGGAGACAAACGCGCGCCGCTCTTCGACAAGGCCGAAATAGAAGCGCGCGCCGTGCGCCTGAAAAAAATGCCCGAAGACCTGCAACTGCAGGCGCTCATGTATTTCGCCGGGCTAAAAAAATACGTTCACCGGGTGTATGGAAAATGGATTTTCGAGCAGCCGGATGAGGGTGAGGAGCCGGACGAGAAAAGGCAGGAGTCGCGCGGCCCTGATTTCGGGTGGTGGGGCATTCTGCAACAGGTGGCGGAGTCCGGCACGTTCGGCATTATTGCGCAGGTGAACCAGGCCAGCATACACGAGGTCTGCGTGTTCCTGGTGCGCAAGCGGATCGAGGCCGACAATTTTCGTTCACAGGCGCCGGCGACGCACCGGCCCGAAGATTCCGACTGATGGCTTATTACAAAACCTATATCGAATTGTGCGACTATTTCGCAGCGATGCCCACATCGGTAACCGAACTCAAAACCGTAGTGGTGGGCAGCGACGAGGAGGAAATCTCGCTGCAAAACAGCCGGATCGTGTACCCATGCCTTCGCGTGGATACTCCCACTATCCGCTACATCGACGAGGATAACACGCCGCGGACGCGCTACCGGTTCACGCTCTTCCTGGGCACCAACGAACCGAAAAAAACAAACGCAGACGAAAACGCGGCGCTTTCGGCGATGGAGGCTCTTTTGCGAAAGGTGTACAAACGCCTGTGGACGGATGCGGATGCCGGGCTTTTCGACCTGGTGCTGGGCGACGCCGGCGGCGATGCCATACGGCACTGGAGCGCGGACAACCTGTTCGGCTGGATGCTCACGATAGATATTGACCTGTACCCCGACGAATGCGCATAAGATGGACGACGGATTGAAAGAAATAGACCATTACCTGCACGAGCAGGGGCTGGCGTGGGCCAAAGAGTTTATCGCCGGAAGGAAGGCATGGCTGGAAAAAAGGGGTATCCGGGCCAGCGGAACGCTGTTGAGTTCGCTGCAGCAGGAAGTGACCGAAAGACTGGAAGGCGCGGCGCGCGTGCAGATCGATATTTTATTCTCCGAACGCGGCAGGTATATCGACCTGAAACGGCAGCGCGTGCCGGCGGGCGGCGGCGAATACATTGCCGCGCTTGAGAAATGGATAGAGGAGAAAGGTCTGCGCGAACGCTTTACGCAGCGATACCTGCGCAGCCGGAAAGTGCGGCGCGCGCCGGATACGCTGCTGAATCAACTCGCCTGGGCAGTGGCGAAAAGCCGGCACGAGCGATACCTGCGCCGGTCGGCCTGGTACAACAAGGCGAAGGCAGCATCCGTGACAGACCTTTTCAACAAGGTGGCCGCGGGACTGCCCGAAAAAGTGGCCCGGGAAATTCAGAACGCATTTTTTTTAAAAACGTAGTGCGGACGGATTCCGCCAGAATGACAAATGGCAGTAAGACGCGACGACGTACAACTTCACGTGGATTTCATTACCGACGAGAGCCGCTCGCTCGCGAAAACACTGTTGTCCACCAAGGAATACAACCGGGAGATCGACAGCAGCAAGGCGAAAATCCGGGAATACGAAAAAGAGTTGGCCCGGGCCAACACCACCGAAACGCGCAGGGCGGAACTGCTGGGCAAAATCGCGACGGAGGAGAAAAAGGTGGCCGACAACCTGGCCAAGATCGCCGCGGAGGGAAAGAAGGTCGAAAACATCGACCTGACGAAACTGGCGCCGTCACAACTGATCGAACGGGCGAAACAACTCGCGCAGGCCATGCGCCTGATACCGTCGAGCGCGCCCGAATTCGCACAACTCCAGGGAGAACTGGCCCGGGTGAATACGCGTATCCGGGAGATCAATACCACATCGAAGGGGATACAGGCGAATGGCGGCGCGGGCTTCGGGGCCATTGCTGGTCTGGTAACAAAATTGTCTGTGGGCATCGGCGCAGCAGTGGCCACGGTGAAGACATTTTTTTCGGCGCTGTCCGGCTCTGCAAAACTCGAACAACTCAATATCGCTTTTGAGACTTTTCTGGGCAATGCAGACAAGGCGAAAGGAGTAATCACCGATCTTCGAAAGTTTGCCGACGTGACGCCTTTTGAGACCGAGCCGGTTATACAGGCAGGCCGGGCGCTGTTGGCGTTCGGATTTTCCGCCGAAGAACTGATCCCGACGCTTACAAAAGTGGGCGACGTAGCCTCCGGCACAGGTAAGGACTTCAACGAACTGGCCCTTATCTATGGCAAGGCCCGCGCCGAGGGCCGAATCCAGAACGACACGCTCAACCAACTGGCTGAGGCAGGCATACCGATATACGAGGAACTGGCCAAGGTGCTGAAAGTGAACGAGAGCCAGATAAGGAAACTGGCCGAGCAGGGCAAGATCGGATTCAAAGACCTGCAAACGGTCTTCACCAACCTGACCAGCGAGGGCGGGCGATTCGCCGGCCTGATGGAGCGCCAAAGCAAAAGCCTGGACGGGCTTTTCAGTACGTTGGCCAGCGCGATCCGAAACAAGATCACCAGCGCCACTGACTCTATTTTGCCCGGCATAAAGCGGTTGACGCAGGGGCTTATTGATTTGTTGAGCGCGCCGCAAAAAACGTTGATCGACCAGACGCGCGACTTGCAGGCGGCATTTAACAGTGAAATCGAGATCGTGCAACGCGGCGACTTTTCCCAAAAGGAACGCGCGCAACTGATCGGCGAGATAAATACCAAATACAAGGACTACCTGCCCAACCTGATCGATGAGAAGGCAAGTATCGAGGAGATCGCACGTGTGCAGGCAGAAGCGAACAAGGTGTTCGAGCAGAAAATCCTGTTTGTGGCGCTGGAAGACGAAATCGCCAAAGCGCTGGACAACAGCAAGCAATCGGCGAAACTGGCGCTCGAGGCGGAGCGCCAGCGCAGAAAGGAATTTCAACGGGATCGGAACAAAGAAACCCAGGATGTAGGCGCATACAGCGATTTTCTACAGAAAAGCGGCGAATCCCTTAAGTTTTTGCGCGACGCAAGCCTCGACGTAGTGAAGGCGACGCCTGAAAAGGTGAAAGCCATAGAAAAGGAATTCGAGGTGCTGGCCGAAAAACTGGGCACCACGTTGGAGAAGATACGCCAAAAGTTCGGCACCGTTACAACTCCGGAATCCGGCGGCGGCAAATCGCCCGAAGAGACTGAAAAATTCCTTAAAAAAGCGCTGGAACTGGCGCTGAAGGAAATAGAGTCCGACGCGAAGCGCCGCGAACTCATACTCGAAAATGCGCGCATAAAAGACCAGGTGAGCGAGGAGCGCTACCAGGAAGGCCTGACGGCCATCCGCGAGCGCGAACTGCGCGCGCAACTGGAGGCATATCGCCGCTTCGGAAAAGAGCGCGAAAACGAGGCGCTGGAACTCCGCAACCGGCTGGACGAGATCGAACAGGGGCGGATAACGAAAAACGCGACGCCGGTGCAAACGCTTCCCGGCAGAGCGCCTGCGCCGGTGACCACCGGAAAGGACAACACTGCCCAGCGGCTGGAAGTGGCCGATGTGGGCAAAGACGCGCTCCTGCAGGCGCTGCAGGACAAGTTCACGTCGGCGCTGATATCCGAGCAGGACTACAACCTGCAAAAACTCGAACTGCAACGCCTGGCGCTGGAGCAGGAACTGCAAATCCTGCGCGAATCGAGCAAGCCGCAGACGGAAGAGATTAAAAAGCGGGAAGAGGAGAAAAAAGCCATCGAGGAGAAAATCGGGAAAGAGCGGCTGGAAAATGAGCGCCGCCTCGAGGCGCTGAAAAAGCAAGCGCTCCAGGAGGGGACGCAGGCGCTGGGGGATGTATTCAGCGTGGCGGCCGATTTGCTGAGCCAGGACGAGAAACGCAAGGCGAAACACGCCGGCGTGGTGAAAGCGCTCCAGATCGCGCAAATACAGGTGAACCTGGCCGCGGAAATTTCCGGCATTTTTGCGAATGCCCAGCAGTCGGCCATTGCCAAACTGCTCGGCCCCGTGGCCGGATCGGTGCTCGCCTTCATACAGGCAGCCGCTGCAACGGTGCGCGCCGGTATTGCGTCGGCCAAGGTGCAGAGCGCGAAATTTGCCCGGGGCACGCTCCAGTTTGCACAAAAAGGGATTTTCGGCGGACGGCCGCATTCTCAGGGGGGCACCAAAGGGTATTTTGAAGACGGCACTGTGGTGGAAGTGGAAAAAGACGAGGCCTGGGCGGTCGTGAACAAGCGCAACACGCCGCTGCTTCGTGCGCTCTCCTGGGTGAATTCATACGGCGGTCACGGGAAGCCGTTTTTTGAGCGCGGAGGCGTGCTTCGGTTCGATACCGGAGGTCTGCCGACGGTGAACACCACGCCGATCGGCGCGGGTGTCGCGCCGGCGGCGCCTGAATTGTCGCTGGCAAGCCTGGCCGAATTTAGCGCTGCGATTGGCATGTTCGGGCGGATCGTGTCGGCTTTCCCGCGGGAAGTGCGCTCGAAAGTGGTGTACACGGACGTGGAGGATGCCGGTACGGAGATCAACCTGATCCGGGATGACGCCGCGATATAAATGCGCGTCCTACGCATTTAATTAAGTGTCGGGCACTTTTGCCCCGATATGATTACCATAAGCAAGGCTGAAATGTTGGCGCGAATCGTCGAGAGCGGTGAGGTGCCTTTCCGCATCCGCTTCGTGAAGGCCACCGGCAAGGAGGCCGGGCAGATCGCCGAAAAGGTATGCTACTACGGCGCGCCGAACCCGCACCCGAAAGGCAAGGGGGTGGAGCAGGCGAAAAACGACCGCAAGGAGCGCAAATCGCATCTCGAAAGCAACGCCATACCCCTCACCGAATTTGCTACCGGGCGGATGCTCACTCCCTTTATTTCTCACATCATTTCTTACAATGGAAAACAAGTCGTCCACTGAGGGCGCCCGGCGCATCGGGCCAAATACCTATCACATCAGCGGCGCCGGCGGCGCCATTGTGCAGTTTTCAAGAAGCGCGATGCCAAACCAGGCGACGACGGATACAGGTAAGTTGAAAACATATACGGCGCCGAGCGGGGCATCGGCTGAAATAATGTCGTGGGGCTGCAAAAACGACGTGCCGCAATACCGGGAAGAACTTATCACCGGAAACAACATCGTGCCGGCCCTGATCGAGCGCAAACGGAACATTATCGCCGGGCAGGGCTGGTACGCCTATACGGAGAAATACGTGGCGGACGGGAAGGGAAATATGCGCCTGGAGCGCGACGAGGTGGCGATGCCGCCCGCTGCCGAGGCTTTTTTCCAGGATTTTGCGAAAACAGGGCGGCAAATCCTGGGCGAATTGCTGAAGCACTGCATGGCCATGCCCGAATTTGTCCGCTTTGTGCGTAACGGCCAGGGGATCAAAACGGTGAGGAGCCTGGAGGTCAAATATGTCCGGGCCGGGAAAAAATCTCCGTATGGAGATGTTGAAACCTGGTACTGGTCGAATTTCTGGACGAACGGCAACAATGTGAAAAACAGCGACAAAGTGCTGCGCCCGCTACCGATATATGCCCCGGATAAAAAGCAGGGGCGCTTCGTGCTGCCGCTTGTAGACGGTCTTTTCAACGACGGTTACTATCCCATACCGCCCTATTGGGGCGGCAGGCACTGGATAAACCTGTCGAACATTATACCATTGTTCCACGAAGCCAACCTCAAAAACGGCGCGCTTCCGCGCTGGCACCTGGTCATTCCGCACGATTATTTTTTCGACTATGAGGCGATGAATTCGGCGACCACAGACGACCGCGCAAATCTGCTCTCCGGTTTTCAGCAACGCGAACAGGCTTTTGTGGACGACTTCAACAGCCTGATGACCGATATAGGCAACACCGGCAGGACACTTGTGACAAAATCGGAAATCATTGAGGCGCTCGGTGGCCGATACGACAAGCGGATACAGATTGAGCCGATCTCGATCGACATGGGCGACGAAAAACTGCTCAAACTGTTTGCGGCGTCCAACGTGGCCAATATTTCGGCGCAGGCGCTGCACCCGACGCTGGCCAGCATCGAGACGGCCGGTAAACTGAGCAGCGGCACTGAAATCAGAAACGCCTTCCTGATGTACCTCATCATCGCGGCGCCCATCTACCGCGATATGCTGCTCGAAGTGGTCGACCTGGTAAAAAGAGAAAACGGATGGCCGGCGAACATCAAATACGCCATCCGCGACGCCGAAATGACGACGCTGGCCGAAAATCCGTCGGGGGTGCAAACTTCGGACACTCAAATCGGCGCAGGCGCATGACCAAAGAGCAATACACGGAAGCAGTGGAGCGAATCGCCAGGCTCAATCCCGGCGAATTGCTGCTGCCGGCGCTGCGTAAAGGCCACAGCGCGGCCACTGAGATATACCTGCGATCGGCGCTTCGCAGGTGCCCGGATGAGGAGCCCGACTGGAAAGCCCAAACGCCCTATGCCGACGAAACGCTCCGCGCCCTCTGGCGCGAGCGGACGCGGCTGTTCGGCGAGATGAACAAGCAATCCAACCTCTTCCACGCCTGCAAAACCGACGAGGAACGCGCCGCCAACAGCGCGAAGGTGCTCTCCTGGTGGGACGATATACGGGCGGTGAAATCGAAAATTGCCTGGTATGAAGCGCACGGCGAACTGCCGCCCGTGGCCGAGGAAGACGATGAACTGCCCGACAACCCCGCGCTGCTGGCCAAAAAACTGAACAGCCTGCGGGCCCGTATTTCGCAAATGAAGGGCAAACTGAAAGATTTGGCAAGTCTCGACCCCGGCACGCCGGGGCTGCAATCTAAAATAAACGCCGCCGAAGACGACCTGAAGCGCCTGCGCTTTTTGGAAGGTAAGGCGGCGGTAAAATTGAAGGAGTATGAGCAGACAGCCTAAGCGCATCTATACAGAGCGCGATTGGCAGGCTGCTGATCCGCTCGACCGGCTGTATATCCACCTGATGGAGCCCAACCGGTGGCCGCTGAATGGTATGGAAGAAGAACGCCTCGACCGGCTGCGCAAAGTGTGGGCGATAATGTGCGAAAAGGCGACTACCCGTGAGCGGCTTAAACTCATTTCGGAGCAGGTGACTGTGAATGAGCGGACGATTTACCGCGACATGGACGATGCAAAATCGCTTTTTGGGGATATTTTGAAAATTGACCTCGAACTCGAACTGCGGCTCGCATACGACCGCTACATGGAACTCTATGAAAAAGCGAAGGACGAGAAGGACTACGATACCGCACGGCGCTGTCAGGACAGCGCTTTGAATGTTTTGGCTCAAATAGAGGCAAAAACACCGAAAAAGGGCAAAGTGTACGCCCAAATCCTCTTTACAAATGACCCCGCCGCCTTGCGCCCGCGCAACGAGGAGGAAGGCGAGGAAATAGAATTCGACGAACTCGATGGCTCGCAAAGTGTATTGGAACAACAAGCAGTTGAACTTCCTGCAGGCCATTAAGCCATACAAGATGTTCCTCGGCGGTCGCGGCAGTGGCAAAACCACCACCGAAGGCGGCGAGCAATATCGCTGCATGGTCGCCATGCCCCGCAGCCGGGGCTTCCTCGCATCCAGCACCTACGCGCAACTGCTGAACAGCACCCTCCCTGCCGTCGAATCCAAATGGGCGGAAATGGGACTCGTCGAAGGAGATGACTATGTGGTAGGCGTCAAGCCGCCGAAAAACTTCACCAAATGCCTCGACGAGCCGCGCAAATACGAAAACGTGGTCTCTTTCGCCAACGGGCGCCGCCTCCAACTGATGAGCATGGACAGGCCCGACCTCCAGCGCGGCGGCACCTACACCGACGGCGCCGCCGACGAAGCGGCACTCATCTCCCACGAACACGTGACGAAGGTGATGATACCGAGCCTGCGTGGTTTTGTGCGGGAGTTCAATACTCCGCTCCGGGGAATGTTCCGGGCCTACACCTCCATCCCCTGGAAGCCATCCGGGTATTGGTCGCTCGAATACGAGGAAAAGGCGAAGGCGAACCCCGATATGTACTTCTGGCAGGAGGCCAACGCCTACGACAATATCGAGGTGTTAGGGCAAGACTATCTCACCCGCCTGGAAGCCGAACTACCCTACCTCGAATTTCTTGTCGAGGTAATGAACCAGCGGGTGCGTAAGGTGCAGGACGCTTTCTACCATAAGTTCGACCCCGAACGCCACACCTACGCCGTCCGCTACCTCTACGACGAAGGCGACCGGGGCATCATTACCACCGGCATCGCCGACCCTAACTATAAACCGGACGAGGTACTGGACATCAGCCTCGACTTCTCAGGCTACTTCAACTGCGCCACTGTCTGGCAGCAGGGCCACGTCATGGACGGGCGTACCAAGCGCATGGCCGAATATTGCCTGCATCAATTCTTCGTCAAGACCGAGGAGGGCAAGGTGGGCGAACTGGTGGACAAGATATGTGTGCACTACATAAAACACCGCTTTAAGGCGGTGCGCTTATGGGGTGAGCCACGCGGCCACGACCCAAAGGCTGATACGCCGCGCACGCTGTTTCAGCAGATACAGGATAGGTTCGTGCGCAATGGCTGGCAAGTCGAAATCCGTGTCAAGCCCGGACAGGTAAAAGCACACCGCGAGCGCAACTACTATATCAATGAGGTACTGGCCGAGACACAGCCGGCACTCCCCATCATCCGCCTCAACGATGCCACCTGCAAGGATGCCATCATCGCCATGCAGGTCACCGCAGTCAAAGACGACTATCAGAAAGACAAGTCTAAAGAGGCTGACCGTGCCTTCCCTCAGGAGCACGCGCCCCACTTCACCGACACACTCGACTATTACTTAATGCAGAAGCATGGGCACAGGGTAAGCCTTCGAGCCTCACGCCCTGCGCTCTCCGCCTCCGTAAGGTAGTCAGCCATATAACCCGGCGAAAATCCGGGTCATTAATTAAGAAAAAGCAAATG